AACATTACCGTTCACGGTATCTCCTGTACGACTGATTCTATCCCATCCGATTGGAAGGATTGAGTTTGCGGTTGTTCCCGATGTATAAAGAATGACATCGGCTGTGTTAAGGGCCATCTCCCCTAATAATAAATCTCCAGCTGTTGGTACCTTACCAGCAACGTTAGAACGTTTAAGTAAAAACTTATTCTTTCTATTTGCCATATATATGGTAATATTTTAAAAATGTTCTATATAGAACTTAGTAATTGAGATTATATAACCTCTTATAAATAAATATCCCCAGCCTAGTTAAAGATTGGGGATATTTAAATATAATATGAAATTTGTTTTAAAAGGTACCACCATCTAGGCAATCAAACTCAGCAAGAACTCTAACACCATTAGGTGTTCCAACCTCTGTACTTCTGATTACGATATCATTTAATTGGGTTACCCAAGCCCTATTTTCGTATCCAGTACCACCTGTGTATTCTGATATGTCTGGAATTTCAGTAGCTGTAAGACCAGTAAACGTATCCATTCTTTGGATATCTAAGTTTACATCTTCACTTACAACACCACTTCCATCTTGTATCGTCCAACCAGCACCAAGTGATGTTGAACTCGTATCACCTGTTGGATTATAATTTAAGTGTACGTTGTTATCTTCGATATATAAGTCACTTGTAAATGCTGAGATAGATGACCCGAATACTGTTAAGTTACCTTGAATCACTGTATCACCATCAACATTTAATCCACCAGTACCAACATTCATTGTTCCATCCGTTGCAGATGAAAGTGTATTGGTTGAAGCATTATATGTAAATCCAGCCTCGTCTGTTAATAAACCACCCGTTCCTACGTAAACAACTCTACCAGCGGTAAGGTTATTAACTGTAAGACCAGAAACCTCATCAACAATTGCCGTAAGGGCTGGTTGACCCTCATTTCTAGAAATTGTAAGTAAGCTGTTGTTATAAGTTACACCAGTTACGTATGTATCAACTGTACTTAAAGCACTTAAGTCTGCTGAATATGCAGAAAGTGAAGTAAGTTTATCGAAATAAAGTGTGTTACCAACAAGTGTTGAACCTGTTGTATAATCATCAGTAAATCCATTAACCGTTATAGGAGTACCCTCATTATCTGTTAATGTAAGTGTTCCAGCTGCACCAGCGTAAGAAACGGTACCACCAGTTATAAATGTATTTGTATCACCAATAAGTGTTGCTAAGTCAGTACCACCACTAAAGATAGTTGCAGCGTCAATACTTGTTGCAGAAATAGCACCATTAACTGTAAGACCAGTCATTGTACTAATATTCACACTTAAGTTTACTTGACCATTATTCCTTCCGACAGTAAGATTATTTGCACCATCATATGTAAATCCTGTTACGTATGTATCACCAGTGGATACGAATGTAGAAAGGTCTAATGTATAAGCAGAAGCAGCATCAGTTCTATTGAAGTAAGCTACAGAACCAATAAGAGTTGCTGATGTTGTATAATCGTTTGTATTTGTATCTGTAATACCAGTAACAGTAACACTTGGTTGACCGTTATTAAGGTTTAATACTAAGTTAGTACCATTGTAAGTACCACCAGTTAAAAATGAATCATCACCCGAAATTGAAGATATATCAGCAAGGACAAATCCAGAAGTTGTTCCAGAAAGGAATTTGCCAACTAATCCAGCACCACTAGCACCTTGATATTCAGTTATTTGGTTTCTAAGTCTTAAATCATATAGATTCGAACCAACTTCAAAGAAGTTAGCTGTTGTACCAGTTCCAGCTGGAGTCCATTCGTCAGTTGATGATGTTACACCAGTGAAGTACATGATACCTTCAGCGGTGTTTACAATTGGCTCACCAGCTTTTAATGATGATGGTAACGGTCTGTTTACGATATCACTATTCTTTAATACGTGTGTTGTCTTTCTTATAGCCATTTTAATTGATTTTCTTTATTATAAATATATGTTAGTTTTAATATGTTCCACCCAATAGACAATCATCTTGAATAATTGAGTTATTTGCTGTTATTGTTCTTGTGTTACCAGAAGAGTCTAATCCCAATTCTAAATTAGGTGTTATAACATTTGTTGTTGAGGTCCAAGTAGTTGAGGTTCCACTAACTGTGTTAATATCCCTAAAACGCTTAATTGGTGTCCCAAGATTAATAAAATTGTCAGTTACTGGTTCTAAGTCTTGGTGAATCGTAATTGGTGAACATCCAAATATATTTGAAACATATAAGTCTGTTATGCAATCTCCAGATGTATTTCCAGTAAACGTAGAAAATACACTTTGACCATCATTTTTTGTTAGGATTAATGTACTACCACTAAACGTCCCACCTGTAACGTAAATATCATTCTCAGTTATTGCACTTAATATTACATTATATAAATCAGTTGAGCCACTATAGAATGTATCTCCATTGATAGTACCATTTACTGTAATATCGGTATTGAATATTGTACTTCCACTAGTTAATTGTATTACAGTGTCCCCACTACAACTAATAAGTTCATTTGTGTAAATAGCAGTACAAGCAGAAATAACTGGTGTCCCACCAGTTAATGTTGCTGTCTCAATAATAAACGTCTTGTTTATACTGCTATTTCCACAATTATTAAAGTACATATTTTCCTATTATATTAAGTATCCACCGATTAAGAATTTACAAGTTTGGTAATAATCTTTATCTACACTAATAAATACAGTTTGATTAGCGTTAATTATAAATTCTGTGGCCCCATCTATGGTTATTCCATTAAATTTTTCAATACCGTCTACTTTTATAATAATATTCGTGATATTTTCTATATTAGTTATGTAAGTTAATTTCATATCATACCCAGTTTTGAATTCAAAATTGTTCTCAGAACCTGGTTTAAATATAACATTAAAGTTTATTAAATTGTTTGCCTTATCAGCCTTAATTCTCAATTGTGGGACTCTATCATTATCAGAAACCTCAATCATTTCCATCGCTCTATTAATAGCTGGTATTACTTCAAAGCTATCTTCATCTAATATATACCCCTCTAATACCATCTCAAATGGTTGAACATAAAATCTTCTCTTATCAAAATCTTCAGTATTCGATTCATCACCAATATTCTTTAAAATTATTGGCATTGGATGCCCATTAACCTTTACATAGTATTGAATGGATTGGAATGCATGTTGAACTTTCGTATTCAATTTATTTAAATCCCTCATTCTATTACAGAAAAGTCTAACGTCATATGTAAAATCAACTGATGTTGGTTGTGGAATCTTATATACATCCACACCTCTTCTACCACCTTCGAAAGTTGGTACCTTCATGTATGTATAGGTATTACGACCTGGTATATTAAACAACCCAGCTTGATTATTACCTACCTGTGGGTTCGGTTGTCTAACAATTGTAATAAATGGCATCTTAATATTCTTATACTTATCTGAATGTTGCCATGTTTTACTAAACTCAGACCACTTCTGTAGACTTAAAATAATAACTGGTACCTTCTCACCACCTATGGTGATGGATAAATCATCAACTACAAAATCAAAAAATGTGGAATCTATATCCTCATAGGAAACGCCCCTAGGTAAAAATGTACCTTGGTCTGCGATATCATCCAATATCTCTTGTCTTCTCTCAACACCTACCTTTGGTGATGTTAATTTTAAATTTTTTATAAATCCTTTTGGTAGTCCCATAATCTTCTTTTTTAAACGCCTCTAAATTCATTCTCATCAACTGGACTACATAGTACACTTCTATATGCACTCTTAAATCCTAAAATGGTATGTTTATTGTCCCAGTTCTTTCTACCGTCATTACTAACATTGAAATAAATTATTTCAGTTGGTTCAACAGCATAGCCTATGTAATCACCCTCGTCAATCTCAGTTTCTAATTCTTCTAATTGTGCGTTGTAAATAGAAAATGAAAGATTACCTGTTTCCAGATATTGTAGTGACCCATTTGAATTATAGGTTTTATTCTCCGCTTCCTCGAAAGTAGGCATAACAATTAATTCTACTGGTGGTAGATATCTTATCTCATCTGGACCAGCCTCACCATAGACATCATCAGTGGTTGTCGCTGCTCTATCTACTTTGTATAAAACAATGACAAAATTATTATCACCTTCGATACCCTCACGACCCATTTCAACATCCAACCTATAATCTTCAGCGGAGAAAAATTTATTGACTCTAGTTATTGGTATTTTTCGTTGATTACTCATAGTGTTTATAGATAAATATTAAAGATTCATTAAATAAGTCCAAAGACTTGATTTTTATTTAGAAAATACTTATATTTAGACCAGGTATTTAAACCTACAATTAATATGAAACTAGAAGACTTAAAAGGTTATTCCGCAATAAATATTCTTAAAGAGTATAAAGGAAAGAACCCATATATAAAAAAATTAAAATTTGACCACGAAAATACTAGAGGTGGAATTAGATTAACAACAACCCAAAGTGCATACATCACGAGAAACCATGAGTATGAACCATTGTTAGTTAATAGGGTCATTGCAATTACCGAATACTTAGGTACTGAAATGCAAAAGAAATATAATCTTACATTTCAACCAGAAAGAGTATTGTTCGAATATATCCTAGGTGAGACCGAAAAGTCAATCCATGTCTACGGTAAACTGAAAAGGAATCAAAAGAAGTCAGAAATGTACTTTATCCCAAAATCACAATTAATGGATGACCCTTATTTCGATGAAATTAATATTGATGTTGATTTTAAGAAGTATACGGACTTAGACACCATGGTTCTAAAGGATGGTACTGTTGGTAGAACACCGTACAAACATCAAATCGATGGGGTTAAATTTCTTTTAACTAGAAATGGTTGTATTCTTGCTGATGATATGGGTCTAGGTAAAACCTATCAAGCTATAATCGCTGCATTAGAAAGTGGTGCTGAAAGAATACTTATTGTTTGTCCATCATCCGTGAAGATAAATTGGGAACGTGAAATACAATACTTCCAATGTACCGATACATCAATAATTAGCGGTAAAAAATGGGAACCAGCTAAGTTTACAATCATAAACTATGACATCCTTAAAAACTTTCACGAGATTCCGAACAATAAGATAAAGGAAGAAGATATTTGTTGGGAGAACCAACACTTAGTGCAAGGTAAGTTTGATTTATGTATAATTGATGAGGCCCATTACTTGAAAGACAATAAGAGTCAGCGAGGTAGTATCATGAAAGACTTATGTGTTAAACATAACATTCCTACGGTTTGGCTTCTTACTGGAACACCAGTAGCAAATAGACCTAAAGATTATTATAATCTATTGGATCTTATAAAGGCCCCTATAGCTAAGGATTGGATGTTCTATGTAAAGAGATACTGTGAAGCCAAAACGTTCTTGAAAAAGCTTAAAAATGGTCAAACAAAGAAGATATGGCTTACTAATGGTGCGTCTAACCTTGAAGAACTGGAAACTAAGACCAAGAATCTGTTTTTAAGGAGACTTAAGACCGATATTGATGATATGCCAGACAAGATTATTACACCTGTTTATCACCAAATGAGTAAGAAGCAATGGGGTGAGTATGAAAACCTATGGGAAGAGTACCTTGTTGAACGTAAGAAGAAAAAGAAACGTGGTGATGTTGATAGAGACTTAGTTGAGTTGATACTATTAAGACAATACATTGCTAAGATTACTATCCCTAAGACCATTGAAATGGTTGAGAATGCATTAGAGCAAGACCAGAAGGTAATTATCTTCACAAATTTTACTGAAGAATTATTAGAATTAAAAGAACACTTTGGAAATAAAGCTGTAATTCATTATGGTGAAATGAGTGATACTAAAAAACAAGTATCGGTTGATTTGTTTCAACAAAATCCAGATAAAAAGGTATTTATAGGAAACATTAAATCTGCTGGTGTTGGTATTACACTTACTGAGGGGACAATTGTTATTTTTAACTCATTTGATTGGGTAACTGGTAATAATGAACAAGCAGAGGACCGTTCTTATCGTATAGGTCAAATGAATCATGTTAATGTTTATTACCAATTATTTGATAATACTATATCCACTAGAATGTGGGAAGTTCTCAAAGGAAAGAAAAAAGTAATTAACTCTATTTTAGGTGAAGAGGAAATTAATGAAGAAGATGAAACTGAATTATTAATTGATTTTATATTAGAGGATGGTTAATATTTTCGTCTTATTTTACTTCTATTTAAATTCCCCTCATAAACCACACCATTAATCTCCCTTGTTGTTGCCCAAAGTGGTTGTAGATTACTTAATGCATTAACAACTGATGGTGGTGTATCTGGGTCAAATGTTGAAACATCTATAATATGGTCAACATGCCATTCACCATGATTACCCCATGACATACCATCAGGAAAAA